CAAGGCGGACACTAAGGGTGCGGCAGTCAAGAAAATGAAGGCCGAGTATCCAAAGCGTCCGGTCTCATTAGATCGAAACCAGAAGCAGGGTAACCCTGCTGGTGCATTTGAGTCGGTCGAAGAGTCGGTCGAAGAGTCAGTGAAGACCGAAGACAAGGGTCAGTTCATCTACGCCGCAAAACAGGCGAAGGCAAAGGGTGACTCTACATTCGTATTCGCAGGTAAGACCTACAACTGCGAAGAGGTTTTGGAAAACGAAGACCTAGACGAAGCGGTCAATATGGGTCCGTGGAATCGCGGTGCGATCAACAAGGCGATGGGTAAGGCAGGAATCAAAGGCAAAATGGCCAAAGACTTCATCGCAGCACTACGCAATCCGGAAAAGTGATCGATAAATGAAACCATTTAATACATTCCTTGAAGACACTATCGACACCTGCTGCGAGTCATGCGCGGGTGAGACTCTTGTCGTCGAGGAATCGGAGTATCAGGGTAAGAAGGTGAAACTGAACAATCCGTTCCGTACACCCGATGGCCCAAAGAAGTTTTCTGTGTATGTCAAGAATGACAAAGGTAATGTAGTCAAGGTGAACTTTGGTGACCCGAACATGGAAATCAAGAGAGACGATCCAAATCGTCGTAAAAGTTTCAGGGCAAGACACAACTGTGACAACCCTGGCCCGAAGTGGAAGGCACGTTACTGGTCATGTTACCAGTGGCGATCAGGTGCCAAAGTAGATAATTGATTTCGTATAAATACAAACATTAACCCGTAAGTCAGAACAAGGATCCACTAGATCATATAGATGACTTATATCATTCAACACATACTAATGGAACAATCGAAATGAGCGATAACTCCAAAGAACTGTATGAGCATGTGCAACGTGAAGAACAACGCCTCGCAAGAATCGAGGACAAGATAGACAAACTTTCCGATGCAATGATTAACCTAGCTCGTGCAGAGGAGAAGTTGATCAATATAGAGAAAGCCAACGCACAACACTTCGAACGTATGAACCGTTTTTCTCAGAGAATGGATGATATCGAAGATGGTGTAAACGAACAAGGTAAGACTGTGAAAGTGATGCAATATGTACTCACATTGACTGCAACAGTCTTTGCCGGTGTGATCGTCAAAATGTTTTTTGACGCTTAATTAACGGAGACTATGATGTCAGATATTACTAAAATTATGGAGGCGTATTTGGAAATGGTCTCCGACCGTGCAATAGAAGAAGGTGTTGGGGATACTGCGATCGCGCACCAAACACCTTACGGTACTGTCACGGCTACTAAGAGAGACACCAAGGGAATGAAGGGTAAGCAAGACGGTTACTCTCTAACCCTAAAGACCAAATCTGGTAAGACTGTTGACCTAGGCAGTCATCCAAAACCAAACAAAGCAAACGTCCTATCAATCGTAAAGAACATGATGGAAGAAGTATGTCCTAAATGTGAAGGCGAAGGTTGTGACCACTGTGACGGTAAGGGTATCCACGAGAAGAAACTTGATCCAGTAGACGACAAAGCGAACGACAAGAAGTTCGCTGACCGCAAGGACAAGGACATCGACAATGACGGCGATGTAGATTCTTCGGACGAATACCTACACAAGCGTCGTGCCGCAACGGACGATGCAATCGATGGTGGTAAGAAGCCAGCTAAGGAAGAGGTTGAGAAGGACGAAGAAGAAGAGTCCGAAGAAGAACCAAAGAAGAAGAAGTCCCCAGTCCCACCTAAGAAAGACGACGGCGAAGAAGAGTCCGAAGAGCCAGCACCAGAGAGTGATGACGAAGAGGAAGAAGAAAAGCCAGAACCAGAAGGTGGTGACAGCAAGTTGAAGAAGAACCCAAAGACCGCTGACAAGAAGGCCGAGATCTCTAAGATCGAAACCAAGGAAGCGTTCGAAGCGTTCTGGGCTGCACTAGTTGAGGCGACTCAAAAGTCTGCTAAGGGAGAGTCCCCAGAAGATTCGACTACTCCAGACACCAAACGTGCTCAAGATATGCACAAGGGTAAGTCTGATAAGAAGATCGAAGACATGGAAGATGACGCACAAGAAACCACTCCTAAAGCAGGTAAATCTACCAAGAAGGCTCCAGAGCCTAAGTAGTGCATTATGACCTCGTTATGGGAGTTACTTATCAAGTTGGTGGGTCTGAGAAAGACCCACGAGACTCGCGAAAAGAAACTTCCTATACACAAAATGAAGAAAGAACGCCTTATTGAGATAGCGATAAAGGAAGGCGTTGACAGGGAATGTCCCCTTAAACGCCTAACTAAAGACGAACTCGCAGAGAAGATTTACGAAAAACGAAACGTCTAATGCCCAGTTTGAGATTCTATGTGCTGACCAGCAGTGATATCGACACACTTATTCGTCAATTCGACACCCTACCCAAAGACCAAACAACGGTCGTTATCAATACCCAAGACTCTGAGTACGAGTACGAGGTGATTGGATACTGCGAACGGAACAATATCGAGTGGTTCGCCACTGATTCTGACGGCACACCCGCAACGGGTAAGAACGCAGTCCTCAAAATATTCCTAGAGAGCGAACACGATTACATGGTTCATGTGGACGGTGATGATATCATCACGCCCTACGGAAAGAACTTCTACCGTGCGGTCGTCGATACCGACGCACCCGACGTGATCTGTCTTTACAATCAAATCTCTTTCTCTCGTTGGGACGAAGGTCTGTTGAAGATCCTAGACGCGAGACCGGACTCTCGTTCCGAAGACTTCATCTACTTCCCCAAGAAATACGTCCCCAAGTGGAGATACGAATCCGCGAAGAAACCGGGCAGTAACAAGGGAGTGGAGAGTAAGGTCAGATACTACGAGAGACACCACCCTCACATCGATGAGGACAAACGACTACACTGGGCGATCTGTGCAGAGGAGCTGACAGACTGGTGTCACCGATACAACGACAGAGGAAACTCCCTGAACCGAATGGTCTTCTTCTCGCGCAAAGCCGCAGAGTTGATGGACTACGATCCCGCGATTGTTGTGGGTGAGGATCAGGTACAATACTACAAACTGAAGAAACTGGCGTTCGACGGTGAGTTGGACATGAGAGTACATAACGAGAGACCTAGATACACATACCTCTACATGCAGGACATGCAGAGCACAACACGAAGTGATGAGGTCAACTACGATTGGAGAGAGTTGTTACTGGAACAACTAAATAAGATCAAACCGGACATGTACCCCGAACAATACCAACTACCAGAGTTGATACCGCCATATTATGAAGTTAACAAGTAAGAGTATCGTCGTCTACGCCGCAAAGAACTACTACAACCCGACCTGTATTGACGGGGAAGAGTTCTTTGATGACCTCAAACGTTTCAAATACGTCAAGAGACTGGTCAATCGATACTATCAGAACAACGATCTCGCAGAACGTCTTATCCTCAATCATCTCATTGTGATCTTCAACGTGTTCGGTCACGAGGCTGGAGTGGAGATCCTCGCTGCGAAAATACCACTTGAGCAGTGGCCTGCCCTAAAACCTTTCCTTATTTTTCTCCGTGCGGTCCATAATACCGATCTTACCGGAATTAAAATGGATAAATACGTAGTAGAAAAGTTAAGAGGTCTCCGATGGGAATCCTAAAATCTGCAGCGGACTTAGTCTACACAATTCGTTTCTTGAAATTACTCGTTACTCCGTTCGAGGACACGCCTGCGTTCAAAGCAGGGATCATCGATAAAGAAGGTAAGAAAAGGAAGGATTTCAATACCGACAAGATGGACGATCGTGAAGCGTATCGCGAACACTATACCGCATTTCACCGTCTAGTCTATAACCTGAAGAAGATCATGGCGAAAGCGCCAGGCGGTCAATCTATTGTTGCACGTTACGGTGCGGCGCTCGCACTCATCAAAGAACACGGAGAACTGTCCGACAAACAGGTCGAGAAGATTCACGCAGAGACAGGTGTTGATGTAGTGGACTTCCTATTGGAGTCCCAGTCTAAGTGGTACCTAGTGGAAAACGGAAATCTAGGACCAGGCGTGTATCGTATGCAACACGAAACGCTCACCGATAAGGCAGAAGACATAGTCCGTAAGGACGATCAGATTCGTGTGACCGAAAATAACCACATTGACGACATCTTGGGTATTGCCATCTACGAAGGCGTCCACATCAGAACAGGACGCAGAGTCCTGTTCTCCGCAAACGAGGTCCGCAAGTGAGAACCCTAGAGGATCTACAACTCGACTTCATGTTGGAGTCGATGGACAATCCATATAACGCTCGCCTGAAGAAAACGGGGAAGACCGAATACCGATCTGACTTTACCACCGACGACGGTGACAAGGTCAGTGTCCATTTTGAAGGCGACGAACACATTGATGACTATGATGAGACGGACTGGGAGATCTCTTTCGTTCGCAACGGAAGTCAGGCGTTGACCGGAGAAGGTGACGCTATGCGCATCTTCGCGACCGTCATCAAGTTGATGAAAGAGTTCATCAAAAAAGAGAAGCCAGTCTACTTTAATCTGTCTGCCGCAAAGGACGACAAGACTAAGACCAATAAGTTGCAGAGTCGTGAGAAACTCTACGGAAGACTGATCAAACGATACATCACCGGATACAACATCCAACCCGAAAGATCTAGCAGTGGCACGACGTTCTACTTCTCCGCAAAAGAGATTCAAATGGAAATGACCACAACATCTGGTGTTGCAGGGACTGGAGATGACACAGATACTGTGATTGTCCGTCGCAAGAAGAAGAATCCTGTCCAGATTGCCCGTCGATTATTTCCTAAAAAATAATCAAAATAATACTTGTCACCGAACCGATTTTGATATATAATTCTACCCGTTAAATTTAGGAATTGTATCAGATGAAGTGTGAAGATTATGGCGAGTACAAGGTCGTCATCCTTGAATCCCCCGACGACAACCCCGATGAAACACTTCGATCCCTAGATGCAGATACCCTAATCTTTGTATCCATGAAAGGATACACGGGCGATGACATCCCACCAAGCAGATTCCTAGTCAAGAACTTCGAGAACTCATTTGAGAATCATCTCATGTGGGAGGGGCTTCTTGACGCTGAAGAACAGGAAGAGTACATCGCAAAATGCTGTCGCAAGTTCTGGGAGACCGGAAAGCAGATGGTGATTGAGAACTACTCGTTCAAACAGGACGAACCGTTCTACGACTATAGTAAGTAGTTGACGTAACCCCCCAGATCTGTTATAATGTAAGATCTAGGCACAAATTATTAATACAGGATAAAAATGACAGTAGATGTTAAATACGATCGTGACGATCTGTTGAAAGATTATGCGGTGGGTATGTTGAAAGACTTCTATATGATGGAAGGGGAGACTTCTCCACAGGATGCCTACGCAAGAGCGTCAACCGCATGGGCCACCTTTCGGGGTGAGTTAGATGAAGACTTAGCAGAAAGACTATACGAGTATGTGAGTAAAAAGTGGTTCATGTTCGCATCTCCTGTATTGTCTAACGCGCCGCGTAATGGTGAGACCAAAGGTAAGGGTCTCCCGATCTCATGTTTTCTCACCTATGTCCCAGACACCCTTGAAGGACTGATCGACCACTCCAGCGAGTTACGTTGGTTGTCTGTGATGGGTGGTGGTGTCGGTGGTCACTGGGGAAGTGTCCGAACAGTCTCAGACATCGCGCCTGGCCCGATTCCTTTTATGCACACGGTCGATGCGGACATGATTGCGTACCGACAAGGTCGAACTCGCAAAGGGTCATACGCCGCGTATCTGGACGTATCACACCCAGACATTATTGAGTTCCTAAACATCCGTATCCCTACAGGTGACGTGCAACGTAAGGCACTAAACATACACAACGCAGTCAATATCTCCGATGAGTTCATGGCGGCGGTTATCAACAATACCGACTTTGATCTACGAGATCCAAAAGACGGTGCGGTCAAAGACACAGTCAATGCCCGTAAACTATGGGAACGCATCCTTGAGATTCGTTTCCGCACAGGTGAACCCTACCTGAACTTTATCGACACTGCGAATCGCGGTCTACCGATGGCCCTCAAGGAAAAGGGTCTGCGCATTCACGGGTCGAACCTATGCAACGAAATTCACTTACCGACAAGCGAAGACCGCACCGCCGTCTGTTGTTTGTCGTCCCTTAACCTAGAGTATTATGATGAATGGAAAGACACTAATATCGTCCGTGATCTTGTTCGTATGTTGGATAACGTTCTCCAATACTTCATCGATCACGCGCCCGATAGTATTTCCCGCGCCCGTTATTCGGCAGAGAGAGAACGAAGTATTGGCCTTGGAGCGATGGGTTTTCACTCACTCCTGCAAAAACACGGTGTATCTTGGGAATCAGACAAGGCGCGAGAGATCAATCAAGTTGTATTCCAACACATCTCTAATGACGCTGTCGCTGAAACCCAACTACTGGCAACAGAACGCGGTGAGTATCTCGATGGAGAGAATACAGGACGCAGAAACTCACACCTCTTAGCGATCGCACCTAACGCATCGTCGGGTGTAATCCTATCGACATCCCCGTCGATCGAACCCCTCAAGGCATGTGCATACACGCATCGCACACGTGCGGGATCCTTCCTTGTGAAGAACGCGCACCTAGAGAAACTCCTTGAGGAAAAAGGACAGAACAACGAATCTATATGGTCCAGTATCATTACTAAAAAAGGGTCGGTGCAACACCTACCATTCCTTAATGAAGGAGAGAAGGCGGTATACAAGACCGCTCAAGAACTAGACCAGAACTGGGTAGTAACACACGCTGCTGACCGACAACCATATATCTGTCAGGGTCAGTCAGTCAATCTGTTCTTCCCATCCGGTGCACCAAAACGATACGTCAACAAGGTGCACTTTAATGCGTGGAGACAAGGACTCAAGGGTCTTTACTACCTACGCACCGAAGCCAAGTCAAGAGCAGAGACGGTTTCGGACAAAGTCGAACGAGTCGCACTTGAAGACGATAACCGTACCATCATCTACGGCAAGAGTAACTGTCCGTGGTGTAAGATGGCGACCGAAGAATTGTCACTAAGAGGTATGGTGTTCGACTACATCGATCTGGAAGAGATCGGTAAAACCGCCGCAGAGGTAACTGGGCGAAAGGTCAAGACCGTCCCACAGATCTACATTGAAGGTCGATACGTGGGTGGTTACGAAGACCTAATGGTTCACTTGGAGAGTGACTACAACGAGACCGAATCAGGTGACGAATGTCGTGCCTGTGAAGGTTAATTATGAATATTACAATAACACAATAGGACTTATATGTCGTCTTTACTAAAATTTTCAGAAACATATAAGCCGTTCCACTACCCGTGGGCGGTCGATTTAGCAAAGAAACATGAAGAGATCCACTGGATTGAGGACGAAGCAGAACTATCAGAAGACGTGCAGGATTGGAAGACCAAACTGTCTGCCGCGGAGAAAGAGTTCATCACACACGTCCTACGACTCTTCACACAATCAGACGTTCAGGTAGGAGAGAACTACCACGAACTACTGATTCCAAAATTTAAAAACAACGAGGTCCGCAACATGTTATCATCGTTTGCGGCAAGAGAGGCAGTGCATCAACGTGCATATGCCTTACTGAACGATACGCTTGGTCTACCGGACGAAGACTTCCACAAGTTCCTTGACTACAAGGCGATGGCAGATAAGATCGATTTTATGAAAGAGGGTAATGTCACCTCTCATACTGGTCTCGCACTCGCACTCGCACAGTCAGTGTTCAACGAAGGTATGTCGGTATTCGCGTCGTTCGTCATGCTCCTGAACTTCCAACGATTCGGAAAGATGAAGGGTATGGCAACCATCGTCGAATGGTCCATCCGTGATGAGACCATCCACGTGCAGGGCAACGCAAAGTTGTTCCGCACATTCTGTGAGGAACACCCTCGTGCAGTTAACGACGAACTTAAATCCAAGATATATAAGATGGCGCGAAACGCTGTCAAGTTGGAAGACAAGTTCATCGACCTTGCGTTCGATGGGAACGAAGTGCAGGGTCTTACCAAACAGGAAGTCCGTGACTATATAAGACACATCGCAGATAGACGATTGCTTCAGTTGGGACTGAAGCCAAAATTTAATCAAAAGGACAATCCTCTACCGTGGTTGGATTGGGTGCTCAACGGGGCATCTCACGACAACTTCTTTGAGAAACGAGTGACCGAATACTCAGTCGCTGGTATGGAAGGAGACGACTACGGATGGGAGGAACTGGAAACTGAGGTAGCGTAATGGAGGCCGAATACATTATTGAATGTCCGGTGTGTGATATGACCACGGTGCTTCGTGTGAAGTACGCAAGTCTATATGAAGACGAAGTTCCGTGTCATTGTCCCATGTGTGGGGCAGACGTTGAAGCCGAAGAATCGGACGAATGGTGATATGAATCTAAAACAAGTAATACACACCGTACCAGACTGGCCCGAAGAAGGGATCAACTTTGTAGACGTGACCAGTCTCCTACAGAACCCACAGGCATTCCAACAGAGTGTCCGTACCCTTGTGAATCAACTCGAAGGCAAAGGGTATACGGACATCGTTGCCCCCGACGCCCGTGGGTTCTTGTGGGGTGCGCCTGTTGCCTTGTACTTGGGCATACCTCTACACATTGTCCGCAAACCCAATAAGTTGCCCCCACCCGTGAAGTCTCGAAAGTATAAATGCGAGTATGCGTCACGTACACTTGAAATCAAAACAACTGCGCCACTGAATAAGAACAGTCAGGTGTGCATCATCGATGACGTGAGTGCGACAGGCGGGACGGCACTTGCCATCGCAGAACTACTACGGACGTTCGACGTGTCGCAGATCTCCTATGGTTGCGTCATCGACCTTGCATTCTTGGGGGGTACCGAACAGTTACGTGGAGGACAGATCAAAACATACAGCGTGGTGACATACGATGAGTAGTCTTATACTGATCGCACTCGAACTCGAAGCACCTAAGATGTCATCATGGCAGAACGTTCACTTCACAGGTGTCGGTAAAGTCAATGCGACGATGACTGCTGCGCAACTCATTGAACGACACAAACCAGACGTGGTCTGGAACTTTGGTACCGCAGGTGGTATCACCGTAGACGGTGGACTCCATCGAGTCACACAGTTCGTGCAACGCGATATGGTGTGTGGTGGTATCGGTTGCGACCCCGGCCAGACTCCATTTGAGTCAGGTATCGTCCTTGGAGAAGGGGACGGTCTTACATGCAGTACCGGAGACAACTTTGTCTCTGACCCAAACCTAGAGATCCCCGCTGACCTCGTAGACATGGAGGCGTATGCGATCGCCAAGGTCTGCGAACGTGCGGGTGTCGAGTTCCGTTGTTACAAGTATGTCAGTGATCAGGCAGACGGAGAAGCATCCGCAGAGTGGTCTAAGACTGTCGCAAACGGAGAACCCTACTTCATAAGGACTTACAGTACCTATAGATAGGTGCATGACATGGTTGTATGAAGACAAGATATTCGAACCCGAAGAGACCTTCCTAGAAGACTACCAAGGGTTCGTTTACCAAATCACCGAACTGGACACTGGTATGAAGTATATCGGTAAGAAGTTCTTTTGGAAACCCAAAACACTCCCTGTCACCAAGACCCGCAAACGCCGTGTCAAGACGCGCGTTCAATCCGACTGGACCAAATACTACGGGTCGAGTCAAGACCTCAAAGAAGCCGTCGCATCCCGTGGCGCAGACAACTACAAACGCGAAGTCCTCAAACTCTGCCGCACCAAGGGAGAGTGTTCCTACTACGAGGCAAAACTCCAATTCGAGTACGATGTACTCCTACGCGACGATTACTACAACGCATTCATCGGTTGTAAAATCCACGCGAAACACCTGCCAGAAATGTGACAAAATACCGAAAAAAAGTTCATTTATTTTCAAAATAAGTGTTGACACATGTTTTCAAATCGTGTTATAATTACTCCGTAATTTGATGATAGAGAGAGAACTTGATATGGCACGATTGATTTACCAAACTGAATACGAACTTGAAGAAATGCAAGCTGAAGGTATTGACTTCACCCAAGCCCTTCGTATCATCAAAGGTTTCATGGGTACTGACGATACTCTTGATGCTCTTCAAGGTTTTGAGAGACGTTACGCGAAAGCGGAAGTTGATGCCCTTGAGACTGACGACTACGATTTCGATCGTGAGTGGAGATACGAAGTCTACTCTTACAACCTTCTGGTCGAAGGTTTCGGTAAACTGTTTGCGCCTAAGGAGGCATAATATGGATTCAGTAGTAGGTAACCTTTATAACGAGTTGATGTGCCTCTGTGAGGTACGTGGGGAGTTGTCTCCCGAAGACAACGCACGTGTCGAGGACGCAATCCTCGCACTTCAACTCAAAATCGAGAAGCTGGAGAAATCCAGTTTGTGAATATTCACACAAAAAAGTTTCAAAAAAGTGTTGACAGACGTTTTGAAATCGTGTTATAATTACCCTGTAATTTGATGATAAGAGAGAGTTGATTATGAGTGACATTTTAGAAATCCATGCAGTGACTGAGTACTACCGATGTGCGTTCCGCCCCAACGATCCAGAGTTGACCGTTGCCGAAGTCCTTGACTTCATCGAGTACATGCAGTTGTTCTACTGCGGTGAAGAGGCAATCTACCCCTACGACTTCACTATCCCAGAGATCTGCCAAGGCATGATCGACCGATTCAACTACCGTCCTTCTGTTGACTTTGACGGTGATACTGTTGATCGTGAATATGTCCGTGACATGATCTTGGATGCCCGTGAACGAAAAGAGGCTGCGTAATGACACAGGTTGAAATGGAACTCTTCGAGCGAATGCTCCAAACTCACGACTGGACGTATCACTACAGCGATGACCATCGTTACTACGTCAAGGGTCGTGATGAAGCCCAGAAAATTCGTGTCATGATGGAACGTCTCGAAGAGGCGGGTCAAGGTGACCAAGCGAAAGAACTTTTTGAAAAATACCGACCGGAGTTTATATAATGTTGAATGATATATTGCAAATCGAAACAGCTGCCACAGTAGGCAAGTGTCCTTGGGGTATCGGAACTGAAGTGTCTAACGACATGACGCCGATGCAGATGATGGAGAAAGCGGGCGTGAACTGGGAAGTTGAGAAGGTTCCCACTTATGCCGCTAAAGAGGGTGTCGATCTGATCCCTACAGGTATGGAGGCGCTGGTGCGTTCTTCTGACAACGCAGTTCTCACTCAGGTGGGTGGTAACTGGGAACCCTGTCAGAACCTTGAAGCGTTCACGTTC